TCGCCCGCCTAGCGCCAATTTTGCAGGCAAAAGAAATTGGAAAACTTGAGGCTTCATTGGCTTCAAATCCGCCGGTTAAAAAAACCTCAACCGCCCCGGCACCAATTGCGCCTGTCACTGCCCGTTCTACTGGGTCAAACCAGTACGATACAACCGACCCTCGCTCGACTAAGTCGATGAGTACGTCGGAATGGATCGAAGCCGAACGGCTGAGGCAGATCAAGAAGTACGAGGCACAACGCAACAGATAATTTGGGATTATTACCATGTCTAACTCGATTTTAACAATTGACATGATCACACGGAAGGCTCTCGAAATCCTCGAGAACAACCTTGTGCTCACACGTAACGTAAACCGCCAGTACGACGACAGCTTCGCTGTTGAAGGCGCTAAAATTGGCTCAACCCTGCGTATCCGTCTTCCAGACCGTGCGCTTGTAACTGACGGCGCAGCCCTTCAGGTACAGGACGACAACGAGCAGTTCACAACGCTGACCGTTGCCAACCAGAAGCACATCGGCGTCAACTTCACATCTGCTGAATTGACCATGCAGCTTGACGATTTCGCAGAGCGCGTTCTCAAGCCGCGTATCTCGCAGCTTGCCTCCAGCATCGACGCTGACGTTGCAAATGCGTATCAAACCATCGGTAACTCGGTCGGCACGCCCGGCACTACGCCAGCTACTTCGGCTGTTCTTCTTGCTGCACAGCAGAAGCTGAACGAAAACGCTGCTGTAATGTCGCCACGCTACGCCACCGTCAACCCAGCAGCTAACGCTGGCTTGGTCGAAGGCTTGAAGGGTCTCTTCAACCCAACCGACACAATCAGCAAGCAGTTCAAGAACGGCATGATGGGTACAGGCGTACTTGGTTTCGACGAAATCAATATGTCGCAGTCCGTTAAGCAGTTCACCACTGGTTCGCGTACTGCAACTGGCGGCACGACTTCGGCTGCAATCACCACTGAAGGTGCAACGGCAATCGCCATCACCGGCGCTGGTGCTGCTGCTACTGTTAAGGCTGGCGACGTGTTCACTGTTGCTGACTGCTACTCGGTCAACCCACAGACGCGTGAAAGCACAGGTTCGTTGTTCCAGTTCGTTGCGTTGGCTGATGTCACGCTCAACGGCTCTGGCGCAGGCAGCATCACTGTTGCACCGATCTACTCGGCTGCTCACGCACTCGCTACCGTCAACACACTGCCCGGCAACAGCAAGGCAATCGTGTTCGTCGGCGCAGCGTCCACACAGTACGCTCAGAACCTTGTATACCACAAGGACGCTATCACCTTCGCAACCGCCGACCTTCTGCTCCCACAGGGCGTAGATATGGCTTCGCGTCAGGTGCATAACGGCATCAGCTTGCGCGTTGTTCGTCAGTACGACATCAACAACGACCGTATGCCTTGCCGTATTGACGTTCTGTATGGCTACAGCACGATCCGTCCACAAATGGCCGTCCGGATGTGGGGTTAATTTAACACTGGCCCTCGGTTCGCCGGGGGCCAACTTTTTTAAAGGATTTTTATTATGGCTCTTCCTAATGGTGCTGGCGGTTATCAAGTCGGCGACGGAAATATTGGTGAAGTTACTCTTGGTACTTCAGCTATCCCTACTGCGTACACCGCAGCAGCTACGCTAACCACTCTCGATTTGGCTGGCGGCGCAGTTGTTTACACTTCGGCGTCTACTGCTGACCTTACGCTCCCTGCTGTTTCGGTTGTTAATACCGACATCAGCAGCGCCAAAGTAAACTCATCGTTTGAGTTTTCTTTGGTTGCTACCAGCACTGGCGTCCCTACTATCGTAGTAGGCACCGGCTGGACGCTAGTTGGCGTTGGCACAGGCGTTGCATCGCGCAGCGTATTGTTCCGCGCAGTTAAGACAAGCGCGACAACGTACAACCTGTACCGTATCGCTGGCTAATGAGTTTGCCCCGGCTTCGGTCGGGGCATCCTTTTCTGAAAGATAGTTTTATGGCTGTTATCTATCTCGTTCACCCCCGCCACGGCGCAAAAGTTGCTATATCTGAAGAAGAAGCACGCTGCGACGAAGACTATGGATGGGAAAGATACTATCCTGACGAGCCTGTAAGTGCTACAGTGAACGAAATGCCGGCGCGCACTAGCCGCCGCCGCACAACGCAGGAAGACTAAACGATGGAAACGGCGGGCGACATAATCAACGGTTCGCTTAGGCTTCTAGGCGTTCTGGCAGAAGGTGAAACTCCATCGGCTGATACGTCGCAGGACGCACTGCGCGCCATGAACCAGATGATTGATAGCTGGAACACTGAGCGGCTGTCGGTTTTCTCCACGCAAGACCAAGTATTTACATGGCCTTCGGGCCAACTGTCGCGCACGCTCGGCCCTTCCGGCGACTTTGTCGGCAACCGTCCTGTGCTGTTGGACGACGCGACATACTTCCGCGACCCCGGCACCGGCGTTAGCTACGGCATCAAATTCATTAACCAGCAGCAGTATGACGGCATTGCGGTCAAGACTGTAACGTCTACGTTCCCGCAAGTCATCTTCGTCAACATGACGTTTCCTGACATTGAAATGTACATCTACCCGCGTCCGACGCGCGATTTGGAATGGCATTTCATTTCAGTGGAAGAGTTGTCGCAGCCTGCAACGCTTGACACAGTCCTGCATTTCCCGCCCGGCTATCTGCGTGCGTTCCGTTATAACTTGGCGTGCGAACTGGCACCTGAGTTCGGCGTCGAACCCGCACCGCAGGTTCAGCGATTGGCTATGGCATCTAAGCGCAACCTGAAGCGCATCAACAATCCAGACGACATCATGTCAATGCCGTACAGCCTTGTAGCTACACGCCAGCGGTATAACATCTTCGCAGGAAACTACTAATGAAGACGCCCTTACTGGGCAGCGCGTATGTGGCCCGTTCGGTAAATGCTGCCGACGCACGCATGATAAACTTGTTTCCGGAAGTTATACCGGAAGGCGGCATAGAGCCTGCCTTTCTACAGCGTTGCCCCGGCTTGTTAAAACAAAAGACCATCGGCGACGGGCCGATCCGGGGGCTGTGGGCGCATCAGACACGCGGCGATGACTTTTACGTCGTGTCTGGGTTTGAAGTTTACAAAATGTCCAGCCTTACCGGAACGCCGGTTAAGTTGGGCGACGTGACCGGCACTGGTCCAGTATCCATCGCCGACAACGGCACACAGATATTCTTCGCCTGCAACCCTGACTCGTACATATACGACGAGTCAACCGACACGTTCTCGCAGATTACCGACCCTGACTTTCCGGGCGCGGTTACTGTCGGCTATCTGGACGGCTATTTTGTGTTCAACGAACCAAACAGCCAAAAGATTTGGGTGACACAGCTTTACGACGGCTTCCAGATTGACCCGCTAGAGTTTGCCAGCGCCGAAGGCAGTCCTGACGGCGTCGTCGGTCTGTTAGTAGACCACCGCGAGTGCTGGGTGTTTGGCACGGATTCCACCGAAGTGTGGTACAACTCCGGCGGGTTAGACTTCCCGCTGTCGCCAATCCAAGGCGCGTTTAACGAAATCGGTTGCGCCGCGCCGCACTCCATTGCCAAGATGGACAACACCGTGTTCTGGCTGGGCGCTGACGCGCGCGGCCAAGGTATTATCTATAGGGCGTCTGGGTATAACGCACAGCGCGTGTCCACGCACGCGATTGAATGGCGCATCCAAAACTATCTGAATATGAGCGACGCGGTCGGCTACACCTACCAGCAGGACGGCCACGCCTTCTACGTCTTGTCGTTTCCGTCCGCGGACGAAACATGGGTGTTCGACGCATCTACCGGCGCGTGGCACCAACGGTCATCGTACTCAGCCATCGCGCCGTCTGTGGGTGCGTTTAACGCTGACGCGTTCTATTCGGGCGCGTTCTACACGGTGCTACCGCTCACCCCGTCTGGTAACAGCGGCGTGTTCTCGCGTCACCGCAGCAACTGCCAGTGCAACTTCCAAGGCAACATCATTGTCGGCGATTACGCTAACGGCAACATCTACACGTTTGAGCTAAATGTTTTCGAGGACAACGGGATAGCGCAGCGTTGGCTGCGTTCGTGGCGCGCGCTGCCGACAGGCCAAAACAACCTCAAACGTACAGCAAACCATAGCTTGCAGCTTGAGTGCGAAACGGGCGTCGGCCTGAACACCGGCCAAGGAAGCGACCCGCAAGCCATGCTCCGCTGGTCTGATGACGGCGGGCATACATGGTCCAACGAACACTGGGCGTCTATGGGCAAGATCGGTGCGACCGGCACCCGCGTCATGTGGCGCCGCCTTGGCATGACGCTGAAGCTGCGCGACCGCGTGTACGAACTGTCTGGTAGTGACCCGGTCCGCATCTACCTTACCGGCGCTGAACTGCTGTTGAGCGGCACAAATGCCTAACGACGAACTCACCCGCATCCCTGCGTCGCGTGTCCCGATTACGGACGTGTCAGACGGCACGGTGACGCGCGAGTGGTACAGGTATTTATTTAACCTTTTTACGATAACGGGCGGTGGTCAATCTAACTCAGCCGCCAGTTCGTCTTTTGGGCAAGACTTGGCTCCTGCGTATACGCCACAGATTGACGCTAAACGGTACGGCTCGTTTTACAGCACTGTAACGCAAACCGCGGCGGCTACTAGCACGGCGTACCCAGTCACGCTCAACTCTACCGACATATCTGAAGGCGTCTACATTGGCGCGCCTACGTCGCGTGTGTATGTGGACCGCGTAGGCACGTACAATTTTCAGTTTTCCGCGCAGCTTAACAAATCCGGCGGCGGTTCGGGAAATGTTTTTATATGGTACAGGGTGAACGGCGTAGACGCGGCAAACTCTGCAACAAGTTTGACGTTAGCTGGAAGCAGTTCAGCGGCTGTTGCTGCGTGGAATTTTGTGGTAGACTTAAACGCAGGCGATTATTTTGAACTGGTTTGGTCCACGAATAATACTGCCTGTGAAATTCAAGCCGCAGCGGCCAGCGCCCCTGTACCCGCAATTCCGTCCGTCATCCTGACGGTCACTGATAACATTAATTGAGGTCTAGTTATGGCTGTTCTTGCTCCACAACCTAAAGCACAATTCTTCGATGCTAACGGTAGCCCGTTGGTCGGCGGCAAGGTCTATACCTATGCAGCCGGTACGACAACACCGTTGGAAACGTATACCGACGAGTCAGGTGTTACGCCTAACACTAACCCAGTTATTCTGGACTCCCGCGGCGAATGCAATTTGTGGTTTTCGCCTGCCAGCAGCTACAAGGTAGTCTTGGAAAGCGCGACTGGCGCATTGCAGTGGACCGTCGATAACATCTCAACCTACGGTACTCTTGCCAGCCAAAACTCCAACAACGTGGCTATCACCGGCGGCACGATCACGGGCGTAACCCTTACGGTTAATGTCATCGGCGATGTGTCTGGCAACGCTGGCACGGTGACGAACGGCGTCTATCTGGACGCAGTGCAAACGGTAACAAACAAAACCCTTACCGGCATGGCTTCGGCGTCAACGGTCAAGGACTCGCTTGGCACGGATTATACTATCGGTTTCCGTAGCGTTCCGCAGAGCCTCAACACAACCGCCGCGGCTTCCGACATCGGAAAGCACCTATTTGTTTCCGCGACCACCACAATCCCGTCGGGCGTGTTTGTTGCCGGTAACGAATTTCTTGTTGTCAACAGCAGCAACGCAGCGATTACGCTCACACAGGGCGCTGGCACGACGCTACGGCTCGGTGGCACGGCTACCACCGGCAGCCGCACCATCGCGGCTTACGGTGTGGCTAACGTGTTGTGCACCGGCACTGAAACATTCTATGTCACCGGCAACGTAACCTGATAGGACCGGCCCATGCCAATTATCGCCACAAACATCATTCCCGCTAAGAACATAGAAAACGCGCAGACCACGCAGTATGTGGCGCCAAGCAGCACCACGACTATCATTGACAAGTTCACAGCTACCAACTTTAGCAGCGGCATGGTCAACGTGAGCGTCAACTTAGGCGCGGCGGGATCGGCAACGGGGAACAACAACCTGATCGTCAAGACGCGGACGCTGCAACCCGGCGAGACATACACCTTTCCAGAAATCGTAGGGCACACCCTGCCGTCTGGCGGGTATGTCTCAACGCTTGCGTCAGCGGCAGCGGCAGTCAACTTGCGTGCGTCTGGCCGCGAAATTAGCTAATGCTGGAGCGTAGCTACGACACTGCTTTTATTAACAAGGTCGTAAACGATCCTGCGGTAAGGCCGTATGTTGGTAGCGGCGTTGACGGCGACATAGACACGCGGATACTCGTAGTCATGCCGGAAAACTGGTTTCTTATGGGTGAGCACGGCGGGTTTTTACTAGCCGAAACAGCGCCCGGTGTCCGCGAAATACATACGTTTATTCTGCCAGAAGGCAGGGGTAAATGGGCTAACGATGCGCGCACGGCCATGCTTGATTATGCGCGCGATCACGGCACCGAAAAACTGTGGACTAAAATTGAGCCAGATAGTAAACACGTAGTGCGCTACGCCCGTCAAGGGGGTATGCAAAAGACAGATGAAATGGTAGAGTCGTTTGGTACACTTTATCAAATTTACCGGATGGAGTTAAGATAATGCCAATCGCACCCGTAGTCGGAGCAGCATTGATCGGCGGCGGTGCAGCCCTTGCCGGGGGTGTTATCGCCAGTAAAGCATCTAAAAAAGCGGCAGACACGCAAGCAAAAGCTGCTGCGGATGCAACCGCGGCGCAGGAACGTGCAGCCGCGCTGGCATTAGAAGCGCAGAAAACAGGCAACGCAGAAGCTGTTGCGGCGGCAAAGGAAGCGGCGAAAGCAGCGCAGGCCGCGCAGGACGCAGCGACTAAGGCAGCACAGGACTTCTCGCGGGCGCAGTATGACGAAACTCGCGGGCAATACGATACGGCGTATGGCACTGCTCAAGGCGCGTATGATACGTCTTATGATGCAGCGCAGAGCGCATACGATAGAGGGTTTACCGGCGCTCAAGGTGCATACGACCAAGCGTATCGGCGGCAGGGCGAATTTCAAAACCCATATATTCAAAGTGGCCTAACCGCCCAAAACCAAATCATGCAGCTTATGGGTCTGGGCGGCGATGCAAACGCCGCTGACTACGGCCAGTACGCTAAGGCTTTTGGCACAGAACAGTTCGAGCAAGACCCCGGCTACGCTTTCCGTCAAGCGGAGGGCATGAAGGCATTAGAGCGTAGCGCGTCTGCGCGCGGCGGCCTCATGTCCGGCGGCGCGTTAAAAGGTATTCAGCGGTTTGGTCAAGACTTAGCCAGCCAAGAATATGCCAACGCATTTAACCGCTATCAGACTGAGCGCGCGGCGCGTCTAGGTACGCTAGGGTCTTTGTCTGGTGCAGGCCAATCGGCATCCAACATTATGACTGGCGCCGCAGGGCAGTACGGTTCGCAGACGGCTGGCAACGCTCTCGCGCGGGCGCAGGCCACAGCGCAGAACGCGTTAAACCGCGGCGAAGCTACAGCCGGAATGTCTTTAGGTCGTGGGCAGGCGATGGTCGGCGCGGCAGGCGACTACTACGGCAACCAAGGCAACCTTGCGTTGGCGCAGGGCCAGAACACCGCGCAGAACCAGTACAACATTGCAGATGCTGTTTCGCGCGGCGCGCAGAACATAGGCAACGCGGCTTCGCAAAGCGCGTACAATGTCGGCAACGCACAAGCCGCAGGCGCGACAAACGCCGGCGCTGCACGCGCATCTGGCTACATCGGTCAAGCCAACGCGTACAACAACGCGCTAGGCCAGATAGCTGGGTATGCGATGGAAGCGCCTATGAATAAGGCCATAATGGATTACTATAAGCGTAAAACGACTTAATCGCCAAAAGGTTTATTGATATGCCAAACCAAATGATAGCCCTTCAGGCGCGCAGCCCACAGCTTCCCAGCGCCGCTGCTCAAACTGCAAAATTCGTCAACATGATGAATATGACGAAGCAGCAGGAAGCGGCTGAACGTCAAGCAGCGCAGGCGCAGCAGGCGATGACTTTGGCGCAAAGGAAAGACGCGCGCGAAGAAGCGTTGCAGGGGCCAGCTTTAACAAAAGCGGGCGCTGAAGCGAACTCCGCGCGACTAAAATACGTTATGGACTATTATAAGTCGTCAGCAAACGACTTATCGACCGCCCGCGATCCGCAAGATGTTATCGCGCGCGCAGAACGTCTTAAAAGGTTGTTCCCTGAGCCTGAACTTAACGCGTCTATTGATGAAACTGTAGCATCCATGCCGCAAGACCCTGCGCTTTTTAGCCGATGGCGCGACGATACATTGCGCCGTACAATGGACGCAGAAAAGCAGTTAAAGCGCGACTATAGCAATATGTTTGACGCCGAAGGCAGGCTGATAATTGTCGAAACTAGCCCTGTAGGCGCGTTTTCGCCGAAGGTGACGCCGGGCGTTATTACGGACTTGCCTTCCACTACGCCGCCGCCATCACCCTACACTCCTACCGCGGCACCGCAGACACCATCTGGCTCAGCGCGGACAGGTAAGTTTGGCGAAGCACTAGTTGTTCCTGAAGCGTCCGTACCTCTTACCGCCGATCAGCAAGACCATATTCGCCGGATGCAAGAAGAGTTGGGTATGACGGATACGCCGGCGTCCTTCAACCGCGGGCGCATGGGTACGTCAACCGCGGGGCAAATGACGCCGGACATGGTTCCGGCCATTCTTGACTCCGCTGTCAACACAGGTGTCATGGCGCAGATTGACCTTGATCAGATGTTGGCGCTGGCGCCCCCGCAAGCCCGTCAAGGGATTATAGATGTAATACGCAGCAACAAGATTGCGCTGCAAGCTGACGCACCGTCGCTGGCGGCCAGCGGAATGGCGCAGCAGCAGACGCCGATGGCGCCTAACCCAGTACAAAGGCCGCAGGCACAATTTGCTGATATGCGTGGCCCGGCGCCGCAATCGCGGACCGCTGGCTTAGGTGGCGATATGCCGATGATGCGAAACACCGAGGCGCAATACCAAGTCGGCCAACCAGTCAAGGGTCGTAACCCGAATATGTCGCCAACCCCCGGCGTGTACAACGTCCCCACGCAAGATGTGGCGGCGACATCGCGCGCCACGCGTCCATCGGCAGGCGAAGTATACGACACTGAGTTAGCAAAAATTAAAGCCGCGCGCGCCGCTGGCCCTGCGCCGGCGACGCCGAAGGAAAAACGCGCACGTCAGACTGAAGTGGCGAAGGCATACTCTCAAACGCAGTCGCTGATAGACAAAACATATAACCCGAAAGAAGGCGCTATCGCGCTTGCCCGTAAAATCAAATCGCTTTCGCCCGACCAAAAGGAAGCTATTACTGGTTTTAGCGGATACGTCCCTTCGTTCCGTGAAAGCAGTAGGGAAGCAGATACGCTTATCAACAACTTAAAAGGCGTGGTTACCGCATTGGGTAAGGATGCCGCCGCCGCTTCGGGCGCAATCGGGCCTATGGCGGTGCAAGAATGGAAAATTGTTGCTGACCAGATTGCTAACCTTGACCTTGAAGGTATGACGCCGCGCGCTCTTGACGCGCAAATGGATCGTATCATTCAAAAAGTCAGCAACGCAACTAATCTTGCTCAAAACGTGTACGACGTTCAGTTCGGCGACGACTTAAAAGAATACCCCTCGTTTAAACTAAGGGGAATTCCATCAGCCAAACCAAAAACGCCGGTCACTAAAGCACCTCCCGGCGTGTCTGCTGCGGAATGGAAAGCGATGACACCAGCGGAGCGCAAACTATGGCAATGACAATAGAGCAGCAGCGCGCGCTTGCGCTTGCCCGCGCCCGCGTTCGCTCTCGTGAGAGCGCGGCGCCGCAAAAGAAGGCGCCGCCTGAGCGTTCGTTGCTGGGCGCTGCTGTTGAAGCTATACCTAACATCCCGTCCAGTGCGGCTGAGTTTGCAACGGGGCTGTATAACGCCGTCACTAACCCAGTTGAAACCGCAGGGTCGCTTCTCGACATCGCGGCAGGCGGATTGAAGACGGGCGCGCAAAAAGCGTTGCCGAAAAACGTGTATAATTTCATCAATAATTTGGACCGTGACCCCAAGTCGGCGCAACGAGCCATGCGCGCGGCGCAGCAGTTTGGCGGCCAGATGGCTGACCGTTACGGTACGTATAACGCTATTAAAAATACGCTGGCGACTGATCCGGTAGGTTTCGCGGCTGATATGTCGTCGTTGCTGTCTGGCGGCGCTGGTCTTGCCAAGCGCGCCGGTAAAACTGGCACCGCCGGTGTACTGGATAAAATGGCGCAACGCACAAACCCAGTAAATGCGCTGCGGCCTGTTGGCCGCGCTGCTGCCAAAGCCGTTGAGCGGGCGCCGGTTAAAATCGCTAATGCTATGGCGCCTAAGTCGGCGGCGTATATGGAAGCCGCCGAAGGGCGCGCGCCTGAACTTATCGCCCAGCTTCGCGCGCCTAGTGAGATCGTGCAGGGCAGCAAACCAACCGCGGCGCAGCAAGCGGCGCCCTTGGGCCTCACCAAGTTTTCTGCAATGGGGGCGGCCAGCACCAAAGCACTACCGTCTGAAAATTTGGCGCGGGCAGGCGAAAACGAAGCCGCGCGTCTTGCCAGCCTTCGGACAGTTGGCGGCACAGCTGCCGACCGTACAGCGGCGGTTACCGCACGTAAGGCAGCTACAGACCCGCTATACTCTGCCGCTGAAGCACAGAAGTTCCTTGCCGACCCAAAACTTATGGTGTTGGCGGATGACCCCTACATCAAGCAAGCAATGCCAGATGCTGCACGGCTTTCTGCCTCGCAGGGCGTGACGTTTGATAGCAACCCAACGCGGTATCTTCACAACATTAAAATTTCGTTGGATAAGATGCTCACGAAAACCGGCGAAACTGCGTTGGCGTCTACCGAACGCGCGCAAGTTGCAAAGGTAAAAACGCAACTGGTTAATTGGCTGGAGTCTAAAGCGCCTGATTACAAGGCTGCGCGCACGACATTCGCCGAAAAGTCTAAGCCAATTAACCAAATGGAAGTCGGTCAATACCTTGAAGGTAAACTTACTGCGCCGCTAGAAGGCGGAGCGGAGCGCGCTGGCGCGTTTGCGACCGCCGTAAAGGACGCGCCGGGGACGTTGAAGCGCGCGACCACTGGCGAAGCGCGGTTTAAGGAACTGACTGATGTGCTAACGCCTGAGCAGGCAAAAATTGTCACCGACATACGCGACGATCTTGCGCGTGTTACCTTGACTGAGGCCCAAGCGCGGAAGGGCGCAGCCGCCGCACCGCGCATTTCGCAGTTGGCGTCGCAGACCGAAGATATGCCTGCGCTGCTAAACCGCGCCGTGACCATTGGGAACACGATTTTAAACCGTCTTCAAGGCCAAATTGACCGCAAGTTAGCTATCGAAATCGCCACAGAAATGCTTGACCCGCAAGCGGCGGCGGTGGCGGTAGAAAAAGCAATGCTGCGGGAGAATAAGGCGCGCACAACAGGCCGCATTGCAGGCGCCGGCGCTCGTGGCGCAGGCAAAGTCTTGGGTTCGACGGCGGCTAAGGTCGGCGCGCAAACGCAGAACATCATGACGCAGGCGGCAAACCAAAACGCCATGAACAATATATACGGCATCTCTGAAATCCCAGATTTCGATCCTGACACTGGCGAACCGCTGATAGATATTGATTACTCCGAAGGGTATCCCGTGCCGATATACGGCAAAGTATCACGCAACATGATGAGACGCTAACCATGAACACTATCGACCAGACCCAAGCGCAGCTTAACACGCACGAACAAGTCTGCGCGTTTCGGTACGAGAGTATCTGTGCGCGGATGAAGCGCATTGAGAAAGTCGGCATGACTTCGGCTGGCACGATCATAGTGTTGCTGGTCGGCATCCTGCTGAACGTGCTGCAAAAGGGCGTCTAAGGTAGGCCCATGCGTGTAGTCAGTCTACTACTGGCGGTACTGTTGCTGGCGGGCTGCGAAGACCGCTACCGCTACGACTGTCAAGACCCTGAGAACTGGCAGGACGAACTCTGCAAGAAGCCGCGCTGCATCGCTATGGGTTACTGCACCGAATGGCTGATAAATACAGGCGAAGAAGAGCATGAAGCCCACTAGCGAATGGTCGCCAGAAGAACTGCTGCGGTTCATCGTCGGCATCGTGCTGTCACTGACGCTGACGTTCATCGTTGCGACCGTGCTATACTCGTTGGTGTTTGTGTCGCAGCCGATGGAAGGGCAGTCGCCCAACGACGCTGAGTTTTTCAAGTTGATTAACCCGATAGCGACGTTCATTGTCGGGGCGTTGGCAGGGCTTATGGCCGGGCAGGGCAGCGGCTCTATGGAAAAGAAGAAGGATAAAGAAGATGAGCTTCCTGAGTAGTTTTGAAAGCAAGAGTGACGGCGTCAACGACACCGTCGAGTTTGTCGTGCGCGTGGCAATCGTCACGCTGTCGGCAGTTATCCTTGTCGTTGTGCTGGCGCTTGTCGCCGGGCTGTTCATGCCGAACGATGTCGTAGACAGCACCGCCGTCCTTGAGATGGTCAACCCTGCGTTCCAGACAATCATCGGCGCGTTCGTCGGTCTGCTGGGCGGCCTGAGCCTTAACGCCAACGCCCGCGACAAAGAGCCAGAGCCTGAAGCGCCTGCGCCAGAAGAGCCAAAGGCGTATGACGACCCGCAAGGCACAGTCTTTATCGACACGCCTGATGAGGACGATGATGATGACATGGAACCGTGGGAGAAGTACCGCAACGATCTGAGGTTCGACCTAGACGGCGACGGCCAGATCACAGAGGCAGATTTCCCAAACTGGCGGAGTGCTGGCAAATGAGCATGATTGAACTTCAGAAAAAGATAGGAGTGACCGCTGATGGTGCATTCGGTCCGGGTACACTTAAGGCGGCTGCGGCTTTTTATAAACTATCACCTGATCGGGCTGCACATTTCTTTGCTCAAACGGCGCATGAATCGGGCGGCTTCAAAGCGTTCAGCGAGAACCTGAACTACGGCGCGAAGGGCCTGCGCGGCATTTTTGGGAAGTACTTTCAGACAGACGCAATAGCCAAGGCTTATGAACGCCAGCCGCAACGCATTGCTAACCGCGCCTACGCCAACCGCATGGGTAACGGCGACGAAGCGTCGGGCGAAGGGTTCGCTTTTCGTGGTCGAGGAGCCTTGCAACTCACTGGAAAATTTAACTATTCTGAGTTTGCCAAGTACGTGAACCGCCCTGACGTGATGACTAATCCAGACCTCGTGGCTGGCGAACTTTGCTTTGAGAGCGCCCTGTGGTTCTTTGATAAGAACAAGCTATGGTCCATCTGCGATAAGGGCATAAATGAAGCTGCTATCCGTGAGTTAAGTTCTCGGATCAACGGCAGCAAAAACCCGCACGGTCTCGATGACCGTCGTATGAAAACCAAGAAATATGCCTCTTGGTTGTAAGGAGAGTAACATGAACTTGAAGAACCTCATCACGAAGATTGCCGTGAAAGAAGCTGCCGGCAAAATCATGCCGATGGCTGACGCACCGAAAGCTGCCCTTGGTTGGAAAGCCAAGCTGGCGGGTGCGCTTGCCATCATCGGCGCAGCCGCTACGGCGCTGTCGCAATATCTAGCTTAGGTTCGCCTAGCCATCATACGCCCGATCAGTATAACCATCGGGCCTAAGTCTTCCGGTGATTGCCCTGCCTTTAGCATGGCAATCACCTTCTCTAATGCCTCGGCGGTAGCTGCCGCA